TATAACTGAAACTGCATAGAACTACCATCTTCCAGTTCCAACATTTCAAACTCATCTAAAATACCCATCTGTTCGGTGGCTTTGTATTTTACATACGTTTGTTTCTTTTCTTTTTGGATCCTTCGTAAAAAGGCATAGTAGATAATTTGGGTAAAGTAAGCAAAAGGATTTTTGGATTTGGTAGGATCAAAATTATTGAAATACATTAGACAGTTTTCAATACCATCTGCCATCATTTCATCACGATATGTATAATTAATAAAATTAGGTTTATGTGATAACCCTTCAGCAATCTTCATAAAACACTCTCCAATGTAATTTGGAATAGCAGGAAGTTGTGTTTTATTCTTTGAGGCAAGTTTACTTGCTTCTTTGTAATCAATTAGTGCTTTAAGAAAATCTGCATTATTCACATATTGCTTGGGTTTCTTTTTAGTTATAGGTACTACTGGTACTGGTGTTGTCATTTTATTTCTTTCATATTATTATGTTTACCATTTTATTACTTGACAAATGCTTGACAGACCTTTAGAATTCACTATGTCCCGGTTTGAAACAGTATAACCAATCCTAATGTAACGTATCTCCATGAGTTTTAAAATCTTCATAAGCTTCCATAATTTCATCAATCTCACCATCTTCAAGACCATTCACAAGGTCTTTTGCAGCGAGTAAATCTTTAATCTTTTCCACAGTATTTAAATAATACTCACAGAATTCATCATTAGGTTCCAAAACACAAAGAATATCTTTCTGTTCTAAAGTGATTTCATTCTTTTTAATTAATTGAACGGGTAACCAATGATGCATTAGTAAGCCTGCTTCTTTACCACGATACTCTAATCCAACCGTCATTGGTTCTTCAACAATATAATTACCTGTATCATAAAGGTCTGTCAAATTGCCAATAATATCTTCACCATTCTGTAATCTGACTATCTTAATCATTTTTTAGTCCTATCTTATACATCTTGAATGGAAACTGCTCTTCATTATATATACGGGTTCTTTCCACAAAATGCTTTAAGGTAAAGTTGATATGTTTCTTATACCGCATATCGTCAGCAATATCATACAGAGTGGCTACTTCTTTTCCTTCTGATTGTCTAAGTCCACGGCCAATAGACTGAAGTGTTCTAATAGTTGATTTAGTTGGCATTGCAAATATAATATTGTGCAAATTCCTAATATTAATACCAGTACTAAAAGTACCAAAAGAAGCCACAATAATAGCGTCATTTTCAATCTCCATAATCCGTCTAATATCTTCTCTATCGGAAGTTTCTGTTCCACCGTGAACAAAGAACACTTTTCTTTCACCAATTTTCTCGGTGTTCTTAATCATATCATACAGTATTTTGCCATGTTTGTCAACCATTTGATATAGTACCAAAGTGTTTTTTCCTAAGCTAACTGCAAGATTCTTAATGAATTTATTTCTTGCCTCATTTGCAATCAGGTATTGAATTTCTTCCGGATAAGTGCTGTCTTTCATTCTCAAACAGATTTCATCCGAATGCTTTAACACCAAACATTTAATTTCAAAGTTGGATACTTGTTGATTATCAATTAACTCTTTAGTGGTAATTACTTTTTTAACAGGACCAAATAAACCTTCTAATACCAGTTTATGTGTTTTGGTACCATCAAGTGTGCCGGTAAGACCAATTCGGTATTTGGCATTAACACAAGAGGTAAGAATTGTAGTAAGTGATTGTGCTTTGAATAAATGAGCTTCATCACCAATCACATAGTCAAACTGTTCAAAATATTCTTTTGGCATTTTATACAAGGACTGCCAAGTGGATATTGTCAACGGTTTGTCTGTTACTTTATCTTTGCCTTGGTAAATACGGTGTAACCAAGGTTCCATATTTTCATTATTATAATCGGCAAAGTCGGAATAAAGTTGTTCCACAAGAGATGTGGTAGGAACAATTACAAGGCCTTTTAGATTTTGATATTGGTGGAGTTGGCGAAACAGAAGGTAAATAATAAGTGATTTACCAGAGGCGGTAGGTGATACTAGTAACGCTCGGCGTTTTTGCATAGCATGAATGTATGCATTGATTTGATGTTCTCTTACTTCTATGGGTTCTCCACGAGCATGAATATCTAATTCTTTAATAAACTTTTTGGCATGATATAATGAATACTCATCTTCAATATTCAATTCATTTTCTAATGTGTAACCTCTCGATTCACAAAAAGTTTCAACGTAATCCAGTAAACCAAGATATAACTGTGAAGTTTGAAGATTATACAAACGAATCTTACCATCCCAAATTCTGTTTCGAAATGCCGGAACAAACTGATAACCAGGAACAAAGAAACAGAAAAATTCTGATAATTCTTGTGCTATATGTTTTTCACAAGTTATTTTGGCATATACCTCATTTAACTTGGAGATTACTATATCATTGTCCACCAATAAATCTCTCCCAAGAAATAAATTCACGGAGTTGCCAAGTCCGTTGTTTCAGTTCATTCATAATAGATTCCAAAACACCAACAGTTTCTTCATGATATACTTTCTTCTCCAACAGTTTAATCAGGTTGGCATCGGCTTCAAGATAGGCATTAATGTCTGTTTTAAGAACAAACTGAAAAGGTTCCCATCCATATTCTTCCAATTCTTCTTGACCCATTCTTCCGCCATAATAATCTAAACGAATTTTACGCATACGGAGATAATCAAAATGTGCCTTTTTAGAGGCAATCTTGTGCTTGATGAGTATACCAAGGTATTTACTGTGGAGTTTGGGAATCTTTAACAGTTCTTTTCCAGGTTCTGTCTGGTCAATATCTGCATCCGATTCCCAAGTTTTTAATATTTGCTCTAAATTTTCCATAATAAATTCAAAAAAAGGTTTATAAAACCATAGGATACTACACTATTAGTTAATTGTCAAGCGTTTATTTAAACTTTTTCAAAGTCAAAATAGTCAAAAGTGAATACACAATCGGCCGTTACAATATTATCAGCTGATTGTGTGGTATCGAATATAATATCCGATAAAGTGATTGGAAATACGTTAATAAATTTAACCCGAAGAATTGGATTATTCAATGCCGAAAGTACCGTAAGTGTGGCATCCGAATATGAATCCAAAGAACTAGAGGTCTTGTTTGCGTTCTGAAGCGCCGTCAACCTGTTTCTTTCTTCAAAACTTACTGGTGATGCGATGGATCGAAACCAATCGTGTAATTGGCGCCATCCGTTTAATGATTCATCAATTGTAAAATGTATTGAAAATGGGTTATAAATCATCTTTCGGTCAGGTACAAAAAAATCCAGTAAAGGTGTATTAATTGGTGCTTGACCTAAGTTAACACCTGGAATATTTACTGTTTGACAAAAATATTGAACATCACCTAAACGATCAAAAGTTAATAAAAACTTTGTCGGTTGTAAGTAATTAGTATTTTGGGGTAGTCTTGTGAGTGCATTCATATGAGTATTTATAATGCAAAAAAAGAGGACCTTTTTAGGGGTCCTCTTTAAAGTATCACTCTGAGGTGATTTAAACTTTTTTGATTACATGAGGTTTTTTACCCCGAAAATACGGTAGTAAACGTTTTGACGTGGATTGATAACACCGTTGCTAGCATTTAAGCCTTGAGCAAATGGGTTAGCGACCATACCGTAACGAGTTTTGAAACCGATTTTAGGTTGGAATGTAAATTGGTCTACAGCACGAACCATTTGCAATGGAACGTAAGGGCAATAGAACAAACCAGCATCGTAAGGTGAAGAACCTTTGTAGCCTACGGTTACCAATTCTTGGTTAGATGTATATCCACCAAAGTATGGGTCGATGTAAACTTTAATACGACCATGCAACATACCAGCAAATGTATTACCTGTGTCATCTACTTGTAAGTCAGCTTGAAGAGCAGGTGTATACGAAAGAACACCAGCCATAGCCATTGCTGAAGCTACGTCAGAAGAAACAATCAATACGTTACCTTTTCCACGACGTGTTTGCTTAGCAATTACGTTAGCATCACGTTCGATTTGGAAAATCAAACCTTTAAAGCGTTCTACTGACCAACGACCGTTTGAATCTGTATCCAAGTCGAAATAACCAGCAGTAGTTGTACCGTACTGAGCACCAAGAACAGCAGTGGTGTAGATTGTACGAATAACTTCACGGTTAATTTCAGCAAGAATTTCAGTAGACAGAATGTTAGACAATTCTGTTTCAGCGTCAAGACCATGAATTGCTTTCAAGTCTTGTGCCAACTCTAATGAGTATTCAGCTTTCAAGGCACGGGATTGTGCAGTAACAGTAACTTTCTCGATTGAGAAGGCCATTTGTTGGAATGCATTAGCGCCGTCAGCACCCAAGAACTCAGCGGAACCAGTTTGAATACCGATACCTGCAGTAAATGCGTTAGATGCTTCGTTACCAACTGCTGTGTTCGATGTATCAGTACTTGGAGTACCTACGAAACCGTAGTTGTTAAATCCGCTATTAGCAGATGACTGACCGGAGAACATTGTGTTTGCTTCGTTAAAGAAAGCTTCTGAACCGGCTTGATTGCCGTAACGAGCACGCATTGCAAAGATCAATCCTGTTGGACCTGTCATTGGTTGAACACCAGCAACATCATAGGCGATCAAATTAGGCAATGAACGGCGAACCAAAGAAATCAAGATTGGGTCAAAGTTTTGAACACCACCAGTAACGTTTGTAGGACCTGTATCGCTGGTCTCCATCAAAGCTTGGCGATCTTTTGCCATTGCTTGGTGTTGGTTTTCCAAAACAAGAGCTGTAACAGCCTTTTTGTATGGGTCTTTAATGGCTTCTAATTCTGGATGATTCAGAACTGGATCCCATTTTTTTTGTAATTCTTCTGTTAAATACATTTTGTATCCTTTTTTTTAATAATTCGGTTAATTACTTAACCAATGTTTGTGAAATGGTTTTAGCATAGAGGTCCATTGAAGGATCGGCAGACTTAAATACTTTCTTTTCTTCTTCAATATCAACTTCTTCATCTAAAGCAAGTTTAGTTGCTACTTTAACGTCTGACTTGAAATATGATTCTTTCAAAGTTGTTAGTTTAGTATCAAAATCTTCCTCAGTATTAAATTCTACGTTCTCTGCGAGCGATTTTAATTTTTCTACTTGAGTTTGCGATAGGCCTTCACACGCTGTGTAGATAGCCTCAATTTTTTTCTGTTCGTTTAATTCTTTTGTAAGTTCAACTGATTTGCTGATCTGTTCGTTTAAAGAAGATTCAAGTTCTTCAACTTTAGTCATCAATTCTTCAACAACATCAACTTTTTCGGTAGGAATGTCAATGTATGATTCAACAAACAAGTCACGCAATTTAGCCATAAATTCTTCAACAACTTCAGCACGTAGGCCTTTTTCAATAGCGATTTCGTTTTCTTTCATCCATTCTTCTACCATATAGTTGAGATAATCATCAACTTTAGCAGCCAAATCTTCTTTAATTTCTTCTACGGCAATTTCAAACTGTTCTGTCAATTGAGCTTCAACTTCTTCTACAATTGATTCAACACGGGACATAACAGCAGCTTCATAGATTGTAGAAGCTTTAGTTTTAAATTCTTCTGAAAGATTTTCACCTTGCATCAAGGCTTCAATATCTTCACCGTAGGATTGAAATGTAGCACCTGGATTGGCTTGCATCATTTGTGGAGCAATTTTGCCAGCAATACGATCACGAATAGCAGAGTAATCAGTAGCAGCTGCTTGAACAGGAGTCATAACATCAGTACGACCCATTGTTGATTGTGGTTGACCTTTTGGAACAGATGCGCCAACACCGTCACCTTGAGCGCCGACAGGTGGAGTTGCACCAGGAGGAGTTGCAGATGCGGTACCTTTTAAGTAACTTGGAAGTGCATCATTAATTTCTTCTGGAGATTGACCAATTTCACCCACATCGGTTGTACCATAAGCAGTTTTACCTGAAAGTTTATCAGCACCAACTTCACCGTCAGGGTGTTTGTCTGAACCACGAGCACCTTTTTTAGATGCAATATTTGCATCAAATGTTTCTTTTGAACCTTCACCAACTAATACTTGCTTAGCGGCTTCGGACAGATTAAATTTTCCCATTTTGAAAATCTCCTTGATTTATTGGATATATTTATATATTAAAGTTTTTTCATGAAGTTTTCAAATATATTTAGACTTACCTGTTCAATCTCTTTTCGTGTTGCCTGACGAATCTGTTGAATCGCCTGAGATTGATCTTGTTCAGTCCAAATACCATTGACTAACATCCATTCTTTGCCTTCCATGATACCTTGTACAAAGGCACCAGGTGCGGAAGGGTCTGCTACAATATCAGCCGCTGTGGCTAGATAAAAATCGTTCTGAACAATATTAACACCGTTAACATTTTTCAACGAACCCATACCTCTTGATGATACACCTAATTGAGCGCCACCTTCAATTAATTTACGAGCAATTTGGCCCATTGGTGTATCGAGAATTTTTGCTTTACCGATCCATTGATTACCATCTTCTCTAAGACTTGTGATCATATGTGATACACGGTCTAGATTAATGGATGGTGTTTCTGGATGACCCAGTTCACCAAATGCACGGTGTTTGTTTATATATTCTTCTGTGTAACGATGAACTTCTTTTTTCATCGTATTGAATTCGTACAGTCGACCATTCTTATTTTTCTTTTCGGAAACAAGAAAAGGACCTTCAATGTAAAGTTCTTTTTTTCCGTCATTACCTTCAACAACGTAACTTACGGATTCATTAATTTCTTTGATTAATTTCATAATCCTACCGACCTTCTTTTTCTAAGTGAAATTCTTCTTTTTCTAATTGATACGTTTAGCTTAGCACGCTTTTTAAATTTTGATTTAATTGCAGCAATATGACGATGCCTACGTTCTGCTGGCATCATTCTAGTCATTTTACCACCTCTAATCGTATAACCTTTTACTGTTGAAAACTTTTTTCGGCGTTGAATTTTGCCTTTACGAACCCTAAATTTAATTACTTTAGTTCTTCCTATTTTCTGAACATTAGATTTCTGTACAGTATTATCGGTAGATTCTTTAAAATACATTTCAATGTTAACATCTTTATACATTTCTGCAACCAACCGCATTTTAATTTGGCTAAGTTTTTCATTAACCAAATTTCTAATACTTACATTTAATAGTTCTTTGGCCTCTACAACCTTATTAGATAAAAGTTTAGAAACTAATTCTTTCATTACTGTTTGTTACCAGTTATTGCATATTGGCCAAAGTTAAATGCTGCAGGATCATTAAACTGACCACGTTGATAGAATGTGTTATTTTTACGAATTGAAATAATTAATGTGTAAGAACAATTTGCAGCAGCACCCCAAGTATAAAGACCAATATCACCCGAAGCTGTATTTGATGTGGAAATTGAAGTATTGTTATAAAGGTTATTGGTGTTGTTTATAATGGATGGTAATTGTTCACCCAAACCAAATTCACCAGAACTATTTAAATGAAATATTGTTGCTGAATTAGCATATTGTGTACTGGCATTTGAACCAAAACCATTCCAAAAAATTTCAACTGAACCTATACTGGTTGCCGTAGGCATATTAACATAATATTTTAAACCGGTAATTTGTATGTCGTAATAAGGCAATGTAGTGTTTGCAGAACCGCCATTTGTATTAGCAACAAGAAATCCGTTGGTTGCAAGAGCATTAGATAAAGAATTAGCGGTAATTCGAGAATTGTTTAATTCTTGACCTGAACCATCAAAAATTCCTGTTAATTTAATAACGGAAT